CCATACAGCTGCAGGGCGAGAAGGCCAGTTAATATCACCCGCTACTGGATTAATAGCGTATTGACGTACTGCGTTTCTATAGACCAAAAACTCTTGTACGTTTACTAAATACGGGCTGCTTTTTGTAGGGTCGGCAACGTCCGGAATAGTAGTCCAGTCAGTTTCATATAAAAGCGTCGACGCCATTATTTTGTTGCTTTCAGCGGTTGGCGGTGGTAATGGAGCGTGTGCTGCATCATAGGCATTTTGCCAAGACGCTAAAGCGTTATTTGCCCAATCAGGCAAAACGGTAATAATTTCATTTGGTTTTACGTTACCAACGTACTCTAACCAGCCCTCGGTATCAAACCACTGCAATGCGTGAACGTCATTTGGCGTACCAGCCCACGCAAGACCAGCATAACAAACGCTATCTTTATAGACTTCGCCACCAGGAACAATAATGGTTAAACGCATTATTTATTCTCCGTAATTATGTGTTGGACTGTTGGGGGGAATCCGGCTGCAGCAAGCAATACTTTTTGCCCCATTTCATTAGCTTTTACCATTTCGTTCCTAAAAGACTCAACGGCAGCTGCGGTTTGTCTTTGTTGCTGGCTGTTTTCTATAAATAAAATCGGCATCCATGCAATTGCACATGCCCAATCTTCTACCTCTTTACCGGTATTAGGGTTTTGCCCAGACACTTTCATAAACCATGCGCATTCAAGCTGTTTGCATGGCTCAAAGTTATTTAACGGACAGTTTGTTTTAGGTTCTATTTTCATCAGTCTTTAGACGCTCTAATAACATCAACATATTGAACTGCCAAATTAATTGCATTACCTGAGAAGCTACCACCACTGTGCGTGTGTGACCCGCCACCGCCAGTGCTAGAAGTTGCACCTTGAATACCACTACCGCCAGGAGCCATACCAAAACGACCTGACTTACCAGAGCCACTGATGTTGTAATAAACCTGACCCCAGTCTACGTCAGACGATACACCGTTGGCGTGGTCATGGCTTGGTATTTGAGAAGTTGCAAGTGTTGTGGCTCCCGATGTACCAACCGTACCAGTAACTGACTGGCTAGTAAACGCAGAAGTAAACCCAACCGATCCACCTGTGCCCGCAGTTCCACTAACTACACGAAGCGCACGGTTATCTAAATCAGTTAATTTAGTAAATCCAGTAGGGGCAGATGTTTGTTGAAACAACATAACGGTGCCAGCAGGTATAACAGTGCCCCCTGACGAAATAGTTGCCCAGGTTTGATCGCCTCGCAAATAGGTAGAACTATTAGCCGTACCAGAAGCAAGACGAGCTGTAGCTACAGTGCCCGAAGATAAGTTGGAAGCATTAATTGAGCTTATTGATGCTCCTGAACCACTAAAAGTAGTAGCAGTAACTACGTTAGCACTAAACGATCCGTTAGTATCTCTAGCAACAACAGTAGAAGCCCCGTTAGAAGAAGATGCTGTAGTACGAGCGTTGTCTAAAGTGCCGGATGTAATGTTTGATGCGTTAATTGCAGTAAGGGCAACACCATTTCCAGATACGCTTGTAAAAGAACCCGTTGTAGCAGTTACTACGTTACCGGCAAAAGAACCATTAGCGTCACGAGCTACTATGGTAGAAGCTCCATTAGCAGAGGCTGCTGTAGTACGGGCATTATCTAGCGTGCCAGATGTAATATTTGAGGCATTGATTGCAGTGAGGGCAACGCCATTTCCAGATATAGAAGTAGAAGTAATGGCTCCAGCACTAAACTCACCAGAGGCCCCTCGTAATACTATTGTGCTTGCTCCATTAGCCGTAGCAGCGGTTGTTCTAGCGTTGGCTATTGTTCCAGATGTAATGTTGCTTGCGTTAATGTCGGTTAAAGCTGCTCCGTTTCCGGAATGAGCGCCACTAAACGTAGTAGCCGTTATCGTGTTGGCACTGAAATTACCCCCAGCATCACGAGCCACAATAGTGGAAGCACCATTGGCAGAAGCAGCAGAAGTCCTGGCATTGTCTAAAGTTCCTGTAGTTATTGCAGAAGCATTAATAGCGGTAATGGATGCGCCATTACCTGAGAAAGAAGTTCCTGTTATTGCCCCAGCAGCAAACTCACCAGATGCTCCACGAAGAACAATAGTACTAGCACCATTACTAGAAGAAGCAGTCGTTCTTGCATTTGCTATTGTCCCCGAAGAAATGTTAGAGGCATTAATATTCGAACCACCAGAAATATCTCCAATAACAGCGGCGGTTACAGTATTAGCAGTAAAGTTACCACCGGAGTCGCGCTGAACAATTGTGCTTGCACCGTTGGATGACGAAGCTGTAGTTCTGGAATTGTCAATTGTGCCAGACGAAATGTTGCTGGCATTAATAGCCGTAATAGCCGTACCATCACCACTAAACGAAGCGGCACTAATTACGTTCGAACCAAAATTACCAGAAGCATCCCGTAAGACTATGGTATTTGCGCTGTTTGATGTATTGCCTGTGGTACGAGCATTCGATATAGTACCGCTAGTTACGTTTGAAGCGTTAATATCGGTTAAACCGGCGGCGTTTGCTGTGATATTTGTAAAATTGCCGGTTGTGGCATTTACTGTAGTAGCTGTTACCGTATTAGCCGTAAAAGATCCATCAGCATCACGAGCTACGATGGTTGATGCGCCGTTGGCTGAATTGGCTGTTGTACGAGCGTTGTCTAAAGTGCCTACAGAAATACTGGACGCATTAATTGCGGCATTTGCAGCAGATATTAGTTGCCCTTGGGCGTTTACTTCAATAACCGCTACATTACCAGAGTCGCCATAAAGCCCGGAAACTACAGTAGTGTTAGCAATACTAAACGTTGTATTAGTAAGACTTAATCCAGTACCAGCCGAATAAATCTGAGCAGCACTAATCTGCGCGAACGTAATGTTTGTCGTACCAAAAGTAATAGTGCCTTGGGTGTTGCAAGTATATGTCTCACCAGCGCCCGTGTTACCAGACTGAACATATACTGTGGAACCTTCGCTTAAACCAGCAGAACTGGCAATAACATATGTGTCGGCATCGGTTGCACGAGTTAAAACCCACTGTGCGCCGGGGCCTGGGGTATCAGGAGCACCTGGATTAGTAACTGTGTAAATACCGTTTTGTACCGCATTTGCTTGGTTGTACACCAAAACCCGTGCTGTATTTGAAACGCTAACACCGTCAATAACAAGGGCTACGTTTGCACCGCTGTTGGTTAGGGTAGCACCTACACCGTTTCCAGCTCCGCCTGGTTGATTGTATGTAGCCGTTAATGCGGTTGGAGACTCAACTAAAACAGGCGCATGGTAATGAACACCAGCAGCAACAATCCCGTCTACGTATTGTTTATTAACAATGTCGGTTGAGTTTGCAGCGTTGGTGCTAATTGTTCCGGCAGTCAGTGTTACTGTGTTGGCTGTTAAATTAGCAGTATTAATATCAGTAAAAGACACCGTATTTGTGCCATTACCAAATACTTCTACTTTTCCTGTCGCTTCGTTAACGTAAAGTGCTTGCTCGGCTGGTTGAGTAATAAAGACTTCTAAAGTACTAGCACTACTAAAATTAACTTTGGTTGTGCCACCAGCGGAAGAAGAAAATACTGTGTCTCTGGTTAAAGTTGAAGGAGATGTGAATGTGCCTACCCCTACCTCCCACTCCCCGTCGTTCGGCGACGTAGTATTGTGAATGGTATAGTAAACAGTTGATCCGCTAGCAATGACAGAATCAAACGTTTGATAGCCGGTATAAGCACCAGCTAATGTGATTGACCCTGTGCCACTACTAGTACTAGACTCCCGTACTCTGTCCTTAAGAACCAAAGCCATTTGGCTCTCCTATTACGAAGCAGTCAAACGAATAATTGCGTTGGTTGCGTCGGCTGTTGGGAAATTAACTGCAAAAGTACCGTTAGTGGATGTCTTATCGCTACCAAACGCCAGTACACAAACAGCGGCATTTGCCAAGCTGGAGTTGTAAATTAAAGCACCGTTTGCAGTAATGGTTGCATTAGCCCAAGAAGTGTTTGAAAACGAGATATAAGCCACGTTGCCAGAGTTTGTTGGGGTAACAGAAACCGTTAAAGTATTTCCGCCAGCACTATAGTTACCGGTTGAAGGTACTTCGTTGCTGGTTGAGTATGCGGTAGTGTTCTCATTCAAAGTAGCTGAGCTGGTATACAGCGCTAATTTAAATGTGTTTGCTGAAAAATTATGCTGCCCTTCCAAGAGTTGAACCTTGAATGAGGTAGCCATTGCTTGAGTAATTGCCATTTGTTGCTCCTAAATTATCTAACAGGCCCAGGCACTGGGAGTTTAAGTTGTCCATCACGGTATGCACTACGTCTATCTTTACCGTCACCCAAATCTTTAAGCAACGCTAAGGATTCTTGGTATTTTTGCTCGTAGTAATTAACCATGTCTTGTTCTCCTTTTTGGAAGATCACGGCCTCACGTAACGAGCCATACAATAAAACTGTTTCAAAATTATCTCCTAACCAAGATGTTCCAGCGGTAACGATAGACTGTGGATAGTAGTAATAATGTAATTCTACTTGGTAATTATCATCTGGGGTAGGGCCAATGATGTATGTATATGGTTCAAACTGCGCGTAATATCTGGGCACCCCCGTATCAGCGGGGCTTGGATATGCTTGGCGAATAAAGTTAACGTCTTTATCAATCAGAAACTCCTGACTGCCATCAGCAAAAATTACAGCCATAGAAAAAGATGCCAAATAATCGTTAGGTAACGCAAGATATTTGTCACCTTGTGTAAAGTTACCAACCTGATTTTTACGAATGGCTGGGATCTGAACGGCGTTATAAACCCGCTCTTCACATTGCTGGACAAAACGAGGAATATTATCTACAAAGGTCTGTTCATCAGACTCAGCGTAGTCAATAATCGCTTGCGTTAACTGTGCATAGTTCATTAGGGTTTACCCTTAAGCCATAGGCCCTCTAGCCATAACACCTTTAGTGGCTGCGCCAGTACCCCGAATTTTAATTCCGTCGGTCTTAACAGTGTCGTTTTGACTCTTGTTAATTTGCCCAACAGAAATCTTTAACTCAGGCAAACGATTGGGGCTTTGCGCTTTTTGTGCATCTTTTACAGTAAACGCCTTGCCTTCCATGGTGTGTGGAGGTGCATAGAGTTCGGCTGGGCCAACTTCTTTACCATCGCGTTTCATACTAAATTTAGCCATGATTAACGTCCTCTTCCTGCGCTTTTGCGCATCATGCCTTGGTTGGCTACTTTAGCCATGCCACGACCGAGCTTTAACATCTGCTCATTAGTTTTACCACCGCCAAGCTTGCCTTTTCCGCCCTTAGCGCCGTGTTGAACTCCAATAGATGGGCCGGTATCACCTAGGTTTTTACCTTCGGTTTTACCCTTTTTTGCTACGCCATCAGCTGCTTTCTTAAACATAATTAACTCCTCAAGTTGTCGTTACTGTAACTGTACCTAAAACTACACCAGAAACCAAGTCATTCGGCGTCTGAGGCCAGTTTGACCCACCTCCAACAGGATTCCAGCCCCATTGGAATATTCTACTACCCATCGTTGGATCTCCAAAGCCTTCTTCGGTTGATCCAGCGTTTTGATTCAACTGCAGACCATTTAGGCCTGCTTGCAGATATGTGTTGTCTGGTCTTGGGTTTCTTACTGCTTGCGGATCATCTACGGGGTACATCCCTAACTGCAGCTGCGGATGATCCGGGTCCCAACAAGCCGGGCACACTTTTATCTGAAACGGTTTAGTCTTTAATACCTGTGTCTTTAGCACCTTTAACGGAAAGCGAAAGTTACAGCGATCGCACTGCGAAATCGCAAACTTACCGGAAGCAAATCTATTTGACACACGCTATTCCTTAAGTAATAAACATACGCCGTGGAACAAACCTGATTGCAGCTTTTTCACGATCTTCATCAGACGCCAACTGCCAAGCTTCATCATATTGAGCTTTTAACATGGCAATACGTTCTTGCGCTTCAGGTAGTTTTACCGACAAGTAATACGCTAAGCCTGCAATCATGCAGGGTAAAAAACGAAACGGGATGTCCATTGTGTTCACCCCGTTGCCAGCATCATGAATGCGGCGCAGACGCCAGTATACAAAAGTGTAATAAGGGTCTTGGGCAGTACCTTGATCTGGCGTGGGCCAAACAACTATTTTGGGGTGATTTACCCCTGCTGGGGGTGATGTGGTCGTTGTGCCATCGTAGTCTGCTCCAGACTGGCGATTTACCCACACCTGAATCGGTCTAGCTTGTTGTAGCTTATTTGGAATTGTGGCGTAGGTGGAGACGCTGATGCGGGTGATGGTTAAGTCTGCTTGGGTGTTTTGCACACCGGGGTTTGTGCGAATGACGTGCTCTAATAAATCAACAGTATCAATTGGCAAGTCATAAGTATTTTTGCCCTGCTCAAGCGCAATCTGACCCTGCTCAACCGTCCACAAATTAATGCCGCGGTGAGCCCAGTCGGCAAAAAGTAGGTTGAGAGACCGCCGCGCGGTTTTTAAATCATACCCCGAGCGAAGTTCTGAACCACAACGCTCAAATGCTTCTTCCACTATCTCCGAAAGATCTAAGTTAAAGGTTGCATTAGCAACGACAGTCATTATTTAACCTTTCTGTAGGCTTTTACCTTTTGCTTTACTTTTGACGGTTGAGGCACGAACTGCTTTCCCTGTGCTTTTCCGGCTCGTTTTGCTCTGGTTGTTGCTGCGTATTCTTGCGGGCTTAGCGCCTGGATTGCTTTTTTTGGCAAGTACCTTTCGCCGGTCTCGGACGACTTCTTCCCCGACTTTGTTGTCCACTTCTGCTCGCCCCATGCTTTGAGGCTGCGTTGAGGTTTTGCTAACGCCACTTAATTTCTCCTTAACCCAAACACAAAATAATGGAATGCCCCAAATCACTTATAG